GACGGCGCCTTGTTGGGCTTCAAGGCCTGGTTCGACCCGGCCCGCAACCCGACCACCGAGCTGTCGGCCGGCCATCTGTTGATCAGCTACAAGTACACGGTGCCGCCGCCGCTGGAGCGCCTGACCTTTGAAACCGAGATCACCTCGGAATACCTGCTCAGCCTGAAGGGAGGGAACTGACCATGGCCGGCAAGATTGAAATCAACCGCATCACCAACGCCAACATCTACATCAACGGCAACTCGCTGCTGGGCCGCGCCGAGGAGGTCAAGCTGCCGGATGTGTCCGCCATCATGCAGGAGCACAAAGCGCTGGGCATGGTCGGCAAGATCGAACTGCCGGCCGGCTTCGACAAGCTGGAGGGCGAGATCAAGTGGAACTCGCTGTACAAGGACGTGGCCAAGATCATCGCCAACCCGTTCCAGGCGGTGCAGCTGCAGGCCCGCTCCAGCATCGAGACCTACGGCGCCCAGGGACGCATGCAACAGGTGAGCCTGGTCACCTTCCTGACCGTGATGTTCAAGAAGAACCCGCTCGGCACCTTCAAGCAGCATGAGAACGCGGAATTCTCTTCCGCCTTCTCCGCCACCTACATCAAGCAGGTAGTGGACGGCGAAGAGATGCTGGAGCTGGACTACATGGCCAACATCTTCCGGGTCGGTGGCGAGGACATGCTGTCCGTCTACCGCAGCAACATCGGCGGCTGACCGTCACTCCAAATAAACCGGGCCCGCGATTGCGGGCCCGGTTTATTTCAGACGACAGGGCGACTAAATTAAGTCTTCCCGATATGGCTTCAGCTGCTCCTGCACCCTCGCATTGCTCTTATATTTCTTGTCCAGACGCTTCAGCTGCCGCTTTGCGCTATCGCAGTAACGATTGATCTCCCTCACTAGCTGCCGCTGCTCTGCGGAACGCTCCCCACTGATTTCGCCAGCTAAGTGTATGCAGCTATCCGCGTCTTCCAGGAAACGCACGACGTCTCCAGGCTGTTGGAGGGGAGCGGCTTCGCCTGCGGACGATTGCATCGTCGCCATGCAGACCAGCAGGACAAACGCTTTCATCATGTTTGGCATTGCCTGGCTTACTTGCAACCCTTCGTGATCTTGCCGCTATCAATGTCTTGGGTGGAGCAAGAGGCCTCTTGGTACTTGCCTGCCTTAAAGGAAAGCCGAGTCAAATAGCATTTCCCGCCACGGCACTGAGCTTCCTCTATGTCCTTCATGCCGTTGCTGCTGCTGCCTAAGACCCGAAAAGCGTCTGAATTGCCCGCATGGATGATGTTGTTCCGCTCATCCACTATCCAGTGAAAGAAGGTGTGCGCGCCATAGAAAGTCGAGAGATACGGTTCTAACTTTGGACGAACGAACAGAAAAGCTTTGTGGCTTGTGGAAAGGGGGAGCTTGCGGCTGACGAACAGCTGCTGATAGTCACCAGCCTTGATGTCCTTGTCCGCCATTTCTTCGTCGGCCTGAGATTTCAGATCCGCATCCAAGCTGACGATCATTTCCGCCTGCATCTTGGATACGCCGGGCCAGCCATCCGTTTTCTGTTCCGTATAGGTTTCGAAGATAGGTTTAGCCAGCACAGCGCTTGACAATAATGCGATTGCCACACCCAAAGCTTTCATCATCATTCCTTACTCACGGTTCCGCCATGGCCTTTGAACATCGACACCACTTCTTCATATTTGAAATAATGCTGACCCGCCACGCGGTTGCCTGCGCCCTTGCCTAAAGGCATGGAGTTCCAAGTTTTGGCGGCCTTGCCGATGGCAACGGCCATATCCCCGTCTACGACGGCCTCTATCGCTTTAGCCTGCCTCAAACCCTCTACTGCAATCAGGTCTTGCGTATGAGGCGAAAAGTCCGATAGCCCCATTTTCTTGATGCCGTTCTCGGTCCAGTTCGCTTTGTTAATTTGATACCGGCCTGCTGCAGTTGTTTTGCCGCCTGCGCCTGGGCCTGGGTGCGTGGAATAGTCTTTGATACGCCACTTATCGTTTTTCTTACCCTTGACCGCGCCGTACATAAAGTCGTAATCGCCGCCTTCGCAGTCGGCTATCGTATCGAGAAAGGCTTTCACATTGGGAGTGCTGAGGTAAGCCTCGTTTTGCGCTTTGCGTATGGCTTTCTTATCGACTTTGACAACTTTGGCGCTGCTGTCGCTTGCGGGCGTGGTGGTCTTCTCCGCGACCTTGACTAAAGGCGTGCCCGTTTCGCTGACATGTGCGGTGGTATCAGTCATCAAAATCCCCAATATGGATAGCCACGATTTCCGCCGCCTTATGATCATCAATCATATGGGTATGGCCACTACCATCCGTCTTCCCGCTCTCTTTACTGCCATCGGCTCGAACGATGGTGTACTCGGCATTTTTCAAAGGTTGGCCATCCTCATCTCGTAATTGGTATTTGTCATTAAACATCAGTGCGGCTGCTGCGGCTGCTGCCGCGGCAACGGCTGCGACATCAGCCGCAGCTCCTGTTGTGGCGCTGCCGCTGCCCTCATAACCACGCATGACGGAACCTAGCGTGCTGATCAGTTTGGCGCCGCAGCTGACGGCATGGCCATCCAGCGCCACGCCCTTGCCGCCCACCGTCCAGGTGGGGTCACCTTCCACAATCACGCAATTGGTGTGGCCCTGCTGCGGGCAGGTAACGGAGTCGCCCACCAGGGCGACGGCCTTGCCGAACATAGTGGTGGTGCTGGAGGCGCTGACCACTTTGCCGCCGTGGCTGGTGGGGTCGCCCAATCGGATAACGGGTTTCATGGCCGCGCAAAATACCACGATACCTTGACCTTTTCGACTGACCAAACGTGCAAGCCCTTCTTTAAAGCCCTTTAACGGCGTTCTTGGCCTCCGCCGGCCACAATCCTTTCGTGGTTCCCAATCAATCAACCGGAAGGATGCTCCATGGGCAAGGTCACTTTGCAGTACCCGTTCACCAACGCCGCAGGCCAACGCATCGAAGCGCTGGACATCAAGCGCCTGAAGCGCGCGGACCTGAAAGCCGCCAGCCGTCACAGCCAGGACGACGCCGACCAGGAAGACTTCCTGTTCGCCCGCATGACTGGCCTGACGCTGGAAGATATCGACCAGTTGGACATCGCCGATAGCCGCGCGCTCTCCGATTGTTTTCGCCAAATGGTGGGCACCGGAGACCAGCCTGCAGCAGCTGGATGAAGTGCTGTGGATTGCGTTGCGGATGCAGCCCTCTGAAATCGACGGGCTGGAAATGGTGGATTACTGGTGGTGGGTGGAAGTGGCCGAGCGGGAGATCAAGCGCCGGAGTGCGTAGCGCGGCGGTATACGGCCAGCAAGACCGCTACCATAGGCCAGTCGCAAAGGATGCGCCGGCCGCCAAGGGCGCGCCGGCTACCGCTGCCAGCGGCAATGCGATGGCGAACAGGATAACCGCGGCCCACAGCGGCAGATTGGCAAAGCAGACCCAAGCAAGCCAGATGGCTCCGCTGCAGATGGCCAGCCAGTAAATGGCTTTGGCGGTAGTGAGGGCGGTTTTTTCAAACATGTTTACAGCATAGCAAAAGGTCGCATGGCATGGCCAATGAACTGCTGATCGGGGTAAAAATCGGCGCGGCGCTGTCCGGCACGTTTCAGTCTGCGTTCGCATCTGCACGCGGCACCGCTGCGCGTTTGGGCCAGGTCGCCGATGAGTTGCGGCTCAAGCACAACCGACTGGGCGACGCGATGGCGCGGGCGATGTCCCACCCCACGCGCAATGTCGCGGAGCTGAAGCGTCAATATGACCGACTGGGCCAGACCCTGGATCAACTGCGCAGCAAGCAGGAACGCCTGACGACAAGCCTGGCACGGGGAGAGATGTTGAAGGCTGCGCGTGCCGATCTACGCGGCCAAGCGATGGAAACGGCAGGCACGGCTCTGGTCTTAGGAGGCCCTGTTGTTAAGTCTGTAAAGGTGGCGGCTGACTTTCAGGACCAGATGCGCGACACGGCTATCACTGGCGAATTCAAGCCTGCAGAGGAAGCCAAGCTTAGCCAAGCGGTTCGCGACGCTGCGCTCAAGTGGAACCAAGCTCAAGCAGAAGTGGCACGAGGCACCAATGTACTGGTGGCGGGCGGCATCCAAGACGCCAAGGCACTAGAAAAGTATGCTCCGATCATGGCCAAGGCGGCCACCTCAACCCGCGCCAGTATGGATGATTTGGGCAGCGTGGCCATCGCGCTGAAGGACAACCTCAAGGTGGGCGAGGACAGTTTTGAGGGCGCGCTGAATATGCTGGCGTATGCGGGTAAGCGCGGCCAGTTTGAAATCCGCGACATGGCGAAGTGGCTGCCGGCGCTGTCGCCGTCGTTCCAGGCTCTGGGGGTCACTGGCAAGGAAGCCGTGGCGGAGATCGGCGCTGCGCTGCAGATCGCTCGCAAGGGGGCCGGATCAAACGACGAGGCGGCCAACAACTTCAAGAATTTCCTACAGAAGATTACCGCCCCCGACACCCTAAAAGATTTTGAGAAAGCGGGGATTGATCTCAAGAAAAGCATGATGAACCTGCGGGCTGAGGGAATGACTCCCGTGCAGTCGATGCTGGAGATCATTACGCGCTACATGGGTTCAAAGGGACCAGAAGCCGCGGGGCAGTTTCAAAAGGTCATGGCGATCAAGGACGATAAGGAGCGGGAAGCTGCTCTTCAGCGGTTGTCCGAAGCCTACAAGTTGGGCGAGCTGTTCCAAGACATGCAGGCGATGTCCTTTATCCGACCCGCCATTGCCAATATGAAGGACATGAAAAGCATCAAGGATGGTTCGGTAGCCGCCAGCGATAAGGATTTGCTAGGCGAGGATTTCAAGAAGCGAATGGAGACCGCAACCGAGCAGTTCAAAGCGTTCAAAATTGGTCTGACGGATATCGGCATTACCATTGGCAACACACTACTACCCCCATTGACTGAAATGCTGCAGGAGCTAAAGCCCAGCATCAAAGCCTTTGGAGAATGGGCCAAGGAGCATCCCGGTCTGATCAGAGGGGTGATTGGGCTTGTTGGCGGCTTGCTGGCTGGCAAACTCGCCTTCATTGGAATCAAATACGGGATCATGCTGTTACTGTCACCGTTTAATTCTTTGAAATCGGCCATCACTTCTGTTTCTGGCAAGTGGACTCTATTGCGGGCTTTGTGGCAGACAGGCCGCTTCGCGCCACTGATTTCCGGCCTGCGAAGTGTTGGCGGCGGTGTCATGGCGGTTGGACGTTTCCTGCTCCCGTTTGGCCGTGGCTTTGCGATGGCCTTCGGTTCGCCTTTGATGCTGGCCGCGCGCGGCGCGCTGGCGCTGGGCCGCGTATTGGGCGGCGGTTTGCTGGGCGGCATTCGTTTAGTGGGCCAGGCGGTACTGTGGCTGGGCCGGGCCGCGATGATGAATCCGATTGGACTCGCGGTGATGGCGATAGCCGGCGCGGCCTATCTGATTTATCGCTACTGGACGCCAATCAAGGCCTTCTTCGGCAAAGTTTGGGCCGCAGTGGACAGCGTGTTCAAACGCTATCCCATCCTCAACTATCTAATCCCCATCATCGGCATCCCGCGGCTGATCATCGCCAACTGGGGCCGCATCAAAACCTTCTTCAGCGGACTGTGGGAGAGCGTGAAGCAGTCCATGGCCAGCGCCTGGAGCTGGATGAAGGCCAAGGTGGCCAGCTGGATCGTGTTCTGGCTGCCGGTGTTCCGCTTTGCCGGGGAGCTGCCCGGCAAGTTCATGCAGGCCGGCAAAGACCTGGTGATGGGGCTGGTGGGCGGCATCAAGTCGAAACTCGGGGCAGCGAAAGACGCGATTGTCGGCCTGGGGACAGGCGTCAAAAACTGGTTTACCAACCACCTCGGCATCAAATCGCCATCGCGAGTCTTCATGGGCTTTGGCGACAACATCGCCCAGGGCGCGGCCATCGGCATTGACCGCAGCGCTATCCACGCCGCGCGCGCGACCGGCGCAATGGCCCGCGCCGCGACCAACGCCTGGGGCAAGCCACAGCTGCGCACGCAGGTTGCGGCCGAGGGGCTGCAGCATCTGCAGGCGGGTGGCAAAGGCGCTCCTGCAGGCGGCGGCATGGTGGTCCACTTCAGCCCGGTCATCAACGTGCCCGCAGGAGCGCCGGAAGCAGTCAAGAGCGCGGTTCAGTCCGGGTTGCAGCTGTCGATGAATGAGCTGGAGCAGATGATGCGCCGTCTCTTGCAACAACAGCAACGGAGGGCCTTCGACTAATGTTTGCGCTCCTGGGCGAGGTCCAATTCGACCTCATTACCTATTTCGACGGCTTCGAGTCGCAGTTCGGCGCCGACTATGCCGAGCATGCGCTGATTGAAGGCAAGCCGCGCCTGCAGTGGATGGCTGACAAGCTGGACGAAATCCGCATCCAGCTGTCGTTCCACAGTCAGTTCTGCGATCCGGAGCGCGAGCTGCTGAAGCTGCGCCAGGCGCTGACGGACCACCAGGCGATGGCGCTGGTGCTGGGCAACGGCGATTACAAGGGCTGGTTCGTCCTGACCGATTTGCAAGCCACCAGCAAGCAAACCGACAAGGCCGGCACATTGATCGCGCTGGAGGCCAGCATCACGTTGCGCGAATACGTGGGCGACAAGAAGAAGCCGCTGCCGCCCGCCGTGCAGCCGGCGCAACCTCCGGCCGCGGCCGTCGCCTCTCCGGTGGGCCAAGCCGCTGGCACGCTGAAGGCCGCCACCTCGTCGGTGCGGGACAACATCCGCCAGGCGGTGGCCTATGCCAACCAGGGCCAGGCCGCTATCCGCCTGGCGCGCGACTCGGCTCAACTGGCCAAGCAGATGGCAGGCAATCCGCAAGCCGCTCTCGGCCGGGTGTCCGGCCTGCTTGCCGATGCCCAGCGCGCGGCAACGCCGCTGCAGCAACTGGCCGAGGTGAGCGGAAAGCTCCCAGAGGCCGCCGGCATCGCCCGCGCCGGCGCCAATGCCGTGGCCGCGGTGCGCAGCGCGCAAAACACCCTGGGCTCGGTCAACGCCGGCAATCTGGCTGGCAAGCTGGATACCTACGCCGGCTACCTGGACGCAGCCGGCAGCGCGCTGGACGCTGCGTCGCCGGCCATCAGCAAGCTGGCCGCCAAGGTCATCACGAGGGCCATCTGATGTTCCTGAACCACATTACCCGCGAGGGCGAGCGCTGGGACCAGATCGCCTGGCGCTACTACGGCGACGCGCTGGCCTATGAGCAGATCATCGCTGCCAACCCGCACGCGCCGCTGGGCCTGGCGCTGCCGGCCGGGCTGACCCTGTCCATCCCGGTGATTGAACAAGCCGATCTGGCTGAGGAGCTGCCGCTATGGATGCGCTGAATACGGTTCCGCACCCGGTGTTCCAGCTCGCCTATGGCCAGCACAACATCACCAGCGACATCTCGCCCTACGTGCTGTCGGTAACGTATACCGACTATCTGTCCGGCCAGTCTGACGAGCTGGAGGTGGCGCTGGAGGATAGCGACGGCCGCTGGATCAATGCCTGGTATCCGCGCCAGGGCGACAAGCTGACACTGAAGATCGGCTATGCCGGCGAGCCGCTGCTGCCCTGCGGCGAGTTCGAGATCGACGAGGTGGAGTTCGCCTTCCCGCCGTCCACGGTGTCGATCAAAGCGCTGGCGGCCGGCGTGAAGAAGTCGGTGCGCACGCGTGTCGGCCGGGCCTATGAGAACACCACGCTGGCGGCCATCGCCCAGCGTATCGCCAAACGCAACCACCTGGTGCTGGTCGGCAAAATCCGCGACATCCGCATCGACCGGGTGACGCAGTACCAGGAGCGCGACGTGGCGTTCCTGGTGCGCCTGGCACGGGAGTTCGGCTACGTGTTCAAGATCACCGGCAACAAGATGGTGTTTAGCGAGCTGGCCGACCTGCGCGACGGCGCGGCGGTGCTGACGCTGCAAAGGACGGACCTGACCTCGGTTCACCTGCGCGACAAGATCAAGGAGATTTACCAGGAAGCCAAGCTCAAGCGCCACAACCCCAAGACCAAGAAACTGGTGGTGTATGGGATGAAGGCTGGCCAGGTGGCCGAGGTGGGCCACACCACCCAGACCAGCAAGAAAGGCGGCCATACGCCTGGCACCAGCGGCGACACGCTGAAGATGGCCGGCCGCGCCTCGTCCAGGGCGACGGCCCATGCCAAGGTGAAGGCGGCGATGGACAAGAGCAATTTGGAGCAGACATCCGGCAGCCTGGCGCTGCCAGGCCAGCCGAAGCTGGTGGCGGGTACTACGTTTGACCTGGCTGGCCTGGGCAAACTGAACGGCCGCTACCTGGTGGAATCGGCCCGCCATCGGATCGACCGCAGCAGCGGGTATTCCACCGAGTTGGAGGTGAAGCGCGCCAGCCTGCCGGTGCAGAAAGGCTCCGGCCGCACCGGCAAAAAGGCTGCTAGAAAAGGGCTGAAAGTCTACGGTATGAAGAACGGCCAGGTCGACGTGGTCGGCACCACGCCGCAGAAAGGCAAGAAGAAATGAACGAGACCCTGGACGAGTTCGGCGCCACCATCAAGTACGGCACCGTCAGCGCCAGCAAGCCGGGCTTCGCCCGTGTGCGCCTGCCGGACATGGACAATATGCGGACCATGTGGTTGCCCATCGCCTATCCGAAAACCCAGGACGACCAGGCATGCTGGACCTACGACACCGGCGAGCAGGTAGCAGTGCTACTGGACGCCCACGGCGAGGATGGCGTGATCCTGGGCGCGATCTACTCCGAAGCCGACCTGCCGCCGACCACCAGCCGCGACAAGTTCATGGTGCGGTTCAAGGACGGCGCGCTGCTAGAGTACGACCGAGCCAGCCATGTATTGACCGTGTCCGGCGTACAGAAAGTGGTGGTTGAGGCAAGCGCCACTGTCCTGGTGCAGGCCGGGGCCAAGGTAACCGTCGACGCACCGGATACCGAGTTCAGTGGCAATGTCCTGGTGAAGGGCAAACTGGTGGGGCAAGGCGGGATGGCAGTGTCGGGCGGGGCCGGTTCGGCGGCGGTGATCAGCGGGAATGTGCAGGTGGATGGTGATGTCAATGCCAATGGCGTTATTATGGATGCTGGAGGAAACTCCAACCACCACTCCCATTAATGCATTCAACATCGGAGGTTATATGTCAATCTCAGGTAGCGAAGAGATTTTGCAACCGCATATAAAGGCAACAATTGAGTGTGATGGAACTTATTGGCAAGTAAGGCTCCATGCGATTCCACTCAAAGGCCAGTTGATCAAGTTTTTTTCCTTCCTTGATGTTCAGCAAGGGGAAGATCGCTACAAAAACTTTGAAGTAGTGGAAGTCGTCCATGATGTGCGTGACGTGATACCGGATGATCCGCGTTATCAGGGCCACCATGAGGTACGTTTGGTAGTAAGGCCATCGACAAGCACACATTTTAGTTTCAAGTAATCCGGACCTTTTCGGTAGGATTTAGCAGTAAACCCCTTTAAAGTCCCTCGCACGGTTCATACGTCAATATTGTCGCATGAACCGGCTATCTGACTCCCTTCACTGGCAACCCGCGCTGTACCACCCCGACCTGGTCGAGGCTGAAGCGGATATCGACCAGTGCATCCGCATCATCCTGACCACGCCCAAGGGCAGCGATCCGCATCGCCCGGACTTCGGTTCTGAAATCCATCTGTATATCGACTACCCGGTCACTCAAGCCGTGCCGCATGTGGTGCGCGAAGCCGTGGAAGCGATCCGGCAATGGGAGCCGCGCTGCCAGCTGGTGAAGGTGGCGCCGCTGATCGACGGTGCCCGCATCATCCTGCGCGTGACCTGGCGCATCGCCGCTGGCGTGCGGGAAACGGAGGTGAGGCTGTGACCCTGCCCGAGCCCGACTTCATCGCGCGCGACCCGGCCGCCATCACCGCCGAAATCATCACGCAGTACGAGCAGATGAGCGGCAAGACCTTGTACCCGGCCCAGGTGGAGCGGCTGCTGATCGACCTGATCGCCTACCGCGAAACGCTGGTCCGCGTCGGCATTCAGGAGGCGGCCAAGCAGAACCTGGTGGCTTTTGCCCGCGCGCCTATGCTGGACTACCTGGGCCAGTTGGTGGGCGTCACCCGTCTGCGGGCCCAGCCGGCCCGCGCCACGCTGCGCTTTACCCTGGATGCGCCGCTGGCCAACCCGCTGCTGATTCCCGCCGGCACCCGCGTGGAGAGCGGCGACGGGGTGGTGGCCTTCGCCACCGATGAGGCGGCGACGTTGCCGGCCGGCATGATGTCGCTGGAGATTGCCGCTACCTGCCAGGATGCGGGCAGCGCCGGCAACGGCTGGCAGCCTGGCCAGATCGTCAACCTGATGGACGACCTGGGCGACATGGACGTGGTGGTGACCAACACCGCGGTGACGGCCGGAGGCGTGGACGAGGAAGACGACGAACGGTTGCGCGAGCGAATCATGCTGGCGCCTGAGTCATTCTCCAATGCCGGCAGCCGCCAAGCCTACCGCTTCCACGCCCTGCGCGCGCACCAGAACATTGTCGACGTCGCGGTGCTGTCGCCCACGCCTGGCGTGGTCCAGCTCTACCCGCTGCTGAAAACCGGCTTGCCTGACGCCAACATGCTCGCCCTGGTGCAAGCCACCTGCTCGGCCGATAAAGTGCGGCCGTTGACCGACCGCGTGCAGGCGCTGGCACCGGCCGCCGTGGACTATGTGATTGAAGCCCAGCTCAAGCTGTTCGGCTCGGCAGATGCGGTCCTGGTTCGTGCAGCGGCGAACGAAAGCGCCGCGACCTATGCCGGCTTCCACTCGGCCGCGCTCGGCCGAGACATCGTTCCCAGCCAGATCATCGCCGCGCTGCAGGTGGACGGCGTCTACGAGGTCACGCTGATCAGTCCGCAGCGGCTGGAGCTCGCAGAGAACGAATGGGCGCGCTGCAGCGCCATCAGGCTGATGCCTACGGAGGCGACCAATGGCTGATCTTCCGCTGCCGCCCGCCCTGGCCGGGGACGCCCGCAGTCGCATCCTGGCCACGCTGTCGGCCAGGATCAGCGATGCCGATTTGTCCACGCTCCTGGTCTACCTGGTGGACAACGTGACCGGCTCGGCGTTGCCGCACCTGGCCGAGCAGTTCAGTCTGACCGGCGCCGACGGCTGGACGCTGGCCGAGTCCGATGATGCGCGGCGCAACCTGATCAAAACGGCCATTGAGCTGCATCGCTACAAGGGTACGCCCTGGGCGATCCGCGAGGTGATCCGCCGCCTGGGCCTGGGCGAGGTGACGCTGATCGAGGGGCTGGCCGACAAGCAACATGATGGCGCCACCCGCCGCAACGGGATTTATTTCCACGGCGAACCCACCGCCTGGGCCCGCTACCGCGTACTGCTGCAGCAACCAATCACCAACGACCAGGCCAACCAGGTCCGCAGCATGTTGGCTGTCTATGCGCCGGCTCGCTGCCACCTGACCAGCCTGGACTACCAGGGCGTGGCCAACCGCCATAACGGTGCGATTGCCACCCGTGACAAACAATTCAACCGAGGGAGTGCCTGATGTCGTATTTGCCGGAAAAGTCCGTCTGGGAGGATGGCATCTATCAGCTGGAGACCTCCGATCCGGTGTTGGCCGGGCCGGATGGCATCGATAACCTGCAGGGCAAGCAGTTGGCCAACCGCACCGCCTACCTGAAGAAGCAGGTGGACGACCTGGTCTCCGGTGCGTTGACTGCCGAGTACGCCGACCGGCTGAAAACCTCGCGGACCTTGGCCATGACGGGCGATGGCGCCTGGAGCGTGAACTTTGACGGCAACGGCAATGTCAGCGCCGCCATGACGCTGGCCAATACCGGCGTAGCTGCGGGCAACTACGGCATGGTAACGGTGGACGCCAAGGGGCGCATCACCAGCGGCCGGCAGATGGCGGCAGCGGACGTGCCGGCACTGGACTGGAGCAAGATCGCCAGCGGCCGGCCGTCAACGCTGGATGGTTACGGCATCGCCATCGCCAGCCAGGCAGAGGCTGAAGCCGGCAACGACAACAGCCTGGCAATGACGCCGCTGAAGGTGGCGCAGGCATTGAATGCCATTGGCCTGGCTGGCCGCGCCAAGAACATCACCACTGGATCGCTGCAAACCATCCGCCCCAACGGCCTCTATCATGTGGATGCCGTCGGGCAGGTTGTCGACGCGCCGGTAAAGTGTAATGGCATGCTGTTAACCCACTTCCTCAACGACAAATGGGGCAATCAGGTCTACTGGATGTGGGGCGGCGACACGTATGAACAGCGGCTGGAAAACGGCATCTGGAAACCCTGGGTCAAGGTTCTGAAATCCGGCCGGCAAAGCACGCTGGCCGATTACGGCATCACCGATGCCGCCAGCAAAACAGAGCTGCAAGCGGCTATCAGCAACGTCATCGCCGGCGCGCCGGGCGCCCTGGACACCCTGCAAGAGCTGGCGGCCGCGCTGGACAATGACGCCAGCTTCGCCGCCAACCTGACCAAGAAGCTGGCCGGCAAAGCCGACAAAGCCAGTACCTTGGCCGGCTACGGCATCGCCGATGCATTTCCACTGCGGGCGGACATTGCATCGGCGGTAGATCTGGACACCCTCACTATCACCGGCATTTACCACAACCCCGCCAACGATAATGCGATCAAGGGCAAGAATTGGCCCTGCCCACAGGCCGGCCAACTGACCGTGAGGGCGACCGGCGAGATGGTCTATCACACCTATCAGGCGTTTGCCGATGGGGGATTCTGGCACCGCTGCCGCTATCAGGGCCGCTGGACTGTGTGGCGCCAGCTGGCGGATGCCGCCACCACGCAGGATGGCATCACCGCCGCCGCGCCGCCTGGGCAGATTGCCTATTTCGCCCGCGACACGCCGCCGCCGGGCTGGATCATCTGCAACGGCGCGCAGGATGTATCGCGCGCAACCTACGCCGCACTGTTTGCGGCCATTGGTGAGCGATTCGGCGCTGGCGATGGCAAAACCACATTCGGCGTGCCAGATCTACGCGGCGAGTTTATCCGCGGCTGGGATGCTGGGGGCGGTGTAGACGTCGCCGGCCGCAGTTTTGGTAGCCGCCAGGCCTCTCAGAATCTGGCACACGATCACGCCATCCCGACACCGGCAGGCAATATTGCCGGCCAGGACACTGTCCTCGTGGACAATGGCGGCGCGCCGCTGGATTTGGGCGCGCGGCAGGCGTCAAATGAATTGTTGGGAGAGTGGAACGGCAGCGGCAGGTATTTGCGTTACGCGACATACAGCACCGGCGGCAACGAGTCCCGGCCCCGCAACGTCGCGCTGCTGGCCTGCATCAAAGTCTGAGGGGGCACCAATGAACGAACAAAAAATAGTGTATTGCTACAGCGCCGCGACCGGCGAATGCACCGGGCAAACCACGGCGCAACGCTCGCCGCTGGATGTGGACGAGGTCTATCTGATTCCCGCCTGGGCGGCAGAAGCTGCCCCTCCGGCGGCCGGCCCGCGCCACGCGGCCGCCTGGCGCGCGGCCGACGGCAGCATCCCCGCCCATTGCATCCTGGGTGGCGGCTGGCAGCTGCTGCCGGATTGGCGCGGCGTGCCGCTGTGGGACACCGCCACGGCGCAGCCGATTGCCGCGCAGCTGGGCGACACGCCGGAGGCGCTGGGCGCGACCGAGCTGGCGCCGCCACCGTTTGGCGTGTGGGATGGCGCGGGTTGGAGCGTTGACCACGCCGCCGCGTTGGCCGCACAGCGTGCCGCAGTCGAAACGGAAATCGCCGCGCGGCGCGGCCAGGCCGATGCGGCCATTGTGCCGCTGCATGATGCGGCTGGCCTGGGCATGGCGACGCCAGCTGAAGCCGAACTGTTGGCCGCCTGGCGGCGCTACCAGGTGGAGCTGTCCCGAGTGTCGAATCAGCCAGGCTTTCCGAACCAAATTGATTGGCCGCTGATCCCGGCATAGTGCAGAAAACAGCAGTCGAGCAGGTGTTGGAGCACCCGCTCGACTAGCTGACCCGCAGAGCAGACCTGCAAGTCATCCCAAGGCTGTCATTGCCGTTGGCCAACGGTGAAACAAGCCTATCGGGATATTTCGCATCAGGAAAGAGTCTTGCAGATGTTACAAATCACAGCAGCACCCATCGTTCCATGGATTGGCGGCAAGCGCCGTCTGGCCAAGCACATCCTTCCTCTGTTTCCCGAGCATATCTGCTATGTCGAACCCTTCTGCGGCGCGGCCGCGCTCTATTTCCTGAAGGAACCGGTCAAGGTAGAGGTAATCAACGACGTCAACGGGGAGCTGGTCAACCTTTACCGAGTCGTACGCCACCACATGGAAGAGTTTGTCCGGCAATTCAAATGGTCGCTGACATCGCGGCAAATCTTCAAGTGGTTGCAGATCACCCCGGAGGAGACGCTGACCGACATCCAGCGGGCTGCCAGGTTCTTCTACCTCCAGAAGATGGCCTTCGGCGGCAAGGTGGACAACCAAAGCTTCGGGACGGCCACCACCAGTCCCCCCAAGCTCAACCTGTTGCGCCTAGAAGAAGACTTGTCTGCCGCCCACCTACGCCTGAGCCGCACCTATATCGAAAACTTGGACTGGACTGACTGCATCAAGAAGTACGACCGGGAGCACACGCTGGTCTACTGCGACCCGCCATACTGGGGCACTGAGGGCTATGGCGTAGACTTCGGTTTGCACCAGTATCAGCGCATGGCAGAACTGGCCAAATCGATGAAGGGGCGGATGATCATCTCGGTCAATGACATCCCAGAGATGCGCCAGGCTTTTGATGGGCTGAGCATGGAGCGAGTAGACATTGCCTACACGGTGGGTGGCGCCGGCCGCAGCAAGGACAAGAAGGGGAACTGATCATCCGTAACTGGTGATTGTCCACCGAAAGAGCGAAGGGGCCAGCCGGCCCCTTCGTGTGGGAAGTGAAATTCTTTTGCGGATGCTGGAAAATGGGTTGATCACCATTTATCGCGCAAAATGGCGCACAGTTTTCGCGCCGCGCTTCACCGGGCCTCCAGCTGCAACTGAACTCCCTCGCACCCCTCATCCCCCTCTCCGTCACCCGCCCTGTACTTAAGGGCAGGGCAGAAACCGGGCCAGCTGCTAATCAGAAAGCACTGCCCGGAGTTCGCCAAGCCCGAATGACGGCGCCCCGCGCATATTCCCCTCTCCATGCTTTCAATTTCTTCGAGAAAACGAACATGAGCGCACAGCCCACCCATACCGTCCAGCCCTACGGCGTAGCCATTCAGCAAGCCATAGCCGAAGGCAGTCTTCCCCAGATGAAACAGCTGCACAAGCAGAGCGAGCAGTATCTGAATGATCTGCGCGCCCAGCTCAAGAATCTGGAAAGTGAAATTTCCCGCCTGGAAAAGCGCTAAGCCGATCCCGGCATCATCGTCCCACTTGCGGAGGTTCTATGTCAGGCAACACTCAGGCTCTTGAAGGACTGTTTCCGGTCAGCTACATCATCACCACCGGCGCGCCCGGCGCCCAAACCCTGCAACTGAACCTGCTGGTCAACAGCGCCGGAGAGACCGTAGCCGGCACAGCCCGCGTCACCCAAGCCACCAATCCGCCGCTGGACCTGCACTCGGACGTGTGGGGCCAATACACCTATCTGACCATCATGCCGCCCAGCGAAGGCAGGATACTGATCACGGCGCAAGGCAATCAGGGCGGCCCCCATTCCAACTCCGCCGCCAACTTCAAGATTCATCTGGTGCTGGAGCACAACTGGAAGAAGGGCGTGGCCAACTACAGCTATTTCAACGGCCAGCAATGGGTGGAGGTTGAAAACGTTCCCGCCAAGCTGAACGAAAAGCTGCAATCGCGCCGCTACCCTGAAATCCCGCTTGAGCCGGGCCCGGTCATCCCCTCGGGCGGACGGGTAATCCCGCTCTACGGCGTGCCCATCCAGAGCGCCATCGCCAGCGGCGACCTGACCCACATGAAAACCCTGGCCAGCCTGGCCCAGCAGCAGCTGGACAGCAAGCCGCAACTGGAGTCGGCCCTGGCCGAGCTGAAGGCTGAAATCTCCAAGCTGGGAGGCTAGCAGGGGGCTTCGTCCATCCGTTCTCGACTTTTCCAAATGACCAAGGAGTACTCCATGTCAGCAGCAGCCGGACTGTTCCACACCCGCTTGACCATTGCCTCCCCCAATCTAGGCGCCCCCGTCCTGACTCTGGACCTGGTGGTGGATACCGCCAGCAAGAAAGTGACCGGCGCGGCCCAGATCTTCCAAAGCACCAACCCGCCAGTGCGTTTCCACGCCAATGTCTGGGGCCATTTCTCCCAAGCCAAGCTGGACAAAGCCTCCGAGCACCACATCGTGCTATCGCTGGATGGCAGCCCCAGCTCTCCCAACAGCCAAATTGCCGAGACCTTCCACCTGCAAGGCATCCTGGAACAAGATTGGGAAAAAGGCTTCGCCAGCTACCGATTCTTCTATCAGGGCGCATGGCATAACGTGGTTCACGCCGTAGTGACCGAAGACAAGCAGGCGCCAGCAAAATCGGCGGAAGGCAGCCACCGCCCCACCCACCACCACCCGATTCCGCTCTATGCCGCCGCGCTGCAACAGGCTCGCGGCAGCACCGATGTCGCTCAGCTCAAGGCATTGGCCAGCCAAGCGGAAGAACAGCTGAAACAGCACGACACCATCCAGAACGCGCTGACTCAGCTCAAGGGCGAGATCATCCGCCTGGAGAAACAGCAGTAAGCCACTCCCGCGCCGGCCCGACCATCAGGCCGGCGCACCAGCCAAGGACATCTTCCATGCTAGACAGTCCTGCCGTACGCCCCGCCCGCTACCTCAGCGACGACGATTTCAAACGCTACACGCCCGTGCACGTGGTATGGGAAATCACGCTGGCCTGCGACCTGAAATGCCTGCACTGCGGCTCACGCGCCGGCCATCGCCGCCCCAGCGAACTGAATACCGCGGAGTGCCTGCAGGTGATCGACTCCCTGGCCGCGCTGGGCACCCGCGAGATCACGCTGATAGGAGGCGAAGCCTATCTGCGCAAGGACTGGACGCAACTGATCCGCGCCATCCGCGACCATGGCATGTACTGCGCCGTCCAGACCGGCGGCCGCAACCTGAATGCTGCCCGGCTGCAGCAGGCGGTGGATGCGGGTCTCAATGGCGTGGGCGTCTCCCTGGATGGACTGCCGCCGCTGCATGACAAGGTGCGCAACGTGCCCGGCTCGTTCGACAAGGCGGTCGATGCGCTGCGCCGAGCCAAGGCGGCCGGCCTCGCCGTCAGCGTCAATACCCAGATCGGCGCCGCCACCATGCCGGACCTGCCTGAACTGATGGACCGCATCATCGAACTGGGCGCCACTCACTGGCAAATCCAGCTGACAGTGGCGATGGGCAATGCGGTGGACAATGACCAGCTGCTGCTGCAGCCTTACCAGCTTCTCGACCTGATGCCCTTGCTGGCCCGCCTGTACAAGGAGGGGTTGGAACGCGGCCTACTGATGAATGTGGGCAACAACATCGGCTATTACGGGCCCTATGAGCATATCTGGCGCGGTTTCGGCGACGAGCGCGTGCACTGGGCCGGCTGTGCGGCTGGTCAGACGGTGATGGCGCTGGAGGCCGATGGCACCGTAAAGGGCTGCCCATCGCTCGCCACTGTCGGCTTCTCCGGCGGCAATGTCCGCGACATGACGCTGGACGACATCTGGCATCACAGCGAGGGCATGCACTTCGGCCGCCTGCGTTCGGTGGAAGATTTGTGGGGCTATTGCCGAACCTGCTACTACAACGACGTCTGCCGCGGCGGCTGTACCTGGACCTCCCACTCTCTGCTAGGCAAGCCGGGCAACAATCCCTATTGCCATCACCGCACGCTGGATCTGCAAAAAAAAGGCCTGCGCGAGCGCATAGTCAAGCTGCAGGACGCCGCCCAAACTTCTTTCGCAGTCGGCCGCTTCGATCTCGTCACCGAAGAAATCGCCACCGGCAAGGTGGTCAGCCAGATCAGCCGCAGCGGGCAAGTCATAGAGTTGGCCTGGAAGAATCAGGGCAAACGGGCACCGGAGACCGGCCGCCCTCCTGCCGCGCTGGCGATTTGCCGCAGCTGCAAGCAATACATCCAGCCCGATGAAACCGCCTGTCCACATTGCTCCGCCGATGTGGTCGCGGCGGAGCAGGCCTACCGGCAGGAAGAAGCCAATCGGCAACAGATTATCGGCAAGCTGCAACGTTTGCTGGGCATGGATTCTTAATCAGTCGCCAATCAGAGCTGCCAAGGACAGCGCGGCGGTGCCAAGGAAGCGCCGCCGCGCTGTTTTTATCAGGCCTCATCGGTCAGCAAGCTCGCCATGCCCGGGCAGCCGTCCAGCCGCCAAAATCAAATATGAAGTTGGCGGGGAACAACCTGCGCATGCCGAGTTCCCTTACAATCCAGCCCTGACCACCACACTCGATTCGCCATGCTGCCCGACACCCCCCGCCTGCCGCCTGCCACGCCGCTGCTGATCCAGGCCCAGTCCGACGGCCAAGCCGTGCTGACCTGGCTGGCCGAGCACGCCGACAAGCCTGCCACCCTGGCCAGCTACCGCAAGGAAGCAGAGCGGCTGCTGCTGTGGCTGAATGGCAGGCAGCAGAACCTGGCCCGGCTGAAGCGGGAAGACGTGCTGGACTACCAGCGCTTCCTGGCCTCCCCTTACCCCGCGGAGCAATGGATAGGCCCGCCGCGCCCGCGCAGCCATCCGCAATGGAAGCCATTCAGCAAGGGTCTGACGCCGCAGAGCATTGCCCACAGCCTGACCGTGCTCGGCGCGATGTTCGCTTATCTCAACGATGCCGGCTATCTGAACGGCAACCCGTTCAAGCTGCTGCGCCGCCGCAGCCGCCGGCAAGCCGGCGCAGAGGTGGAACGCTTCCTGGACGCGGCCTGCTGGCTGCATCTGCAAGCCACGCTGGAACAGCTGCCGCGCGGCAACGCCAAGGAAATCCGCCACGCCGAGCGCGCGCGCTGGCTCATTACCCTGCTGTATCTGACCGGTGCCCGCCGCAGCGAAGTGGCCGGCGCCAAGGCCGGCGACTTTGTCCGCCGCCATGGCAACTGGTGGTGGAATGTCGTCGGCAAGGGCGATGTTTCCGCCAGGATACCCTTGTCTGACGAACTGATGGCGGCATATGGCCGCTACCGCCGAAGCCTGGGCCTCGCGGCCGACATCGCCGCCGACGACGAGACCCCGCTGGTTTGCCGCATCGGCGAGAAAAACCGCCATGAATCGATGTCGGACAAGGCCATCTACCTGATCTGCAAAGAAGTGTTCTCCCGCGCCCGCCAACACGCCCCCAGTGACGAAATACGCAGCCAGCTAACCCTCGCCAGCACCCATTGGCTGCGCCATACCGCGGCCAGCCATCAGCTGGAAGCGGGCATCCCCTTGCTGCTGGTCAGCCAGAACCTGCGCCACGCCAGCATCCAGACCACTCGCCGCTACCTGCACAGCGAAGAGGATGCCCGCCATCAGGCCAACCAGCTGCACCGGCTCAAGCGCAAAGACTGA